CTCGGCGAGAAAGTAGCCGGAAACAGAGCTTTTATTTATCACGGAGATTCGTACGCCGGATCAATTTGGATTCAAATCAGACTTGATGGATCGTGGAAATGGTTTAGTCTCGGAAGGGTATGTAGCACAGCTCTTTCCGACATTCGACTAAAAGGTAACATAAGAGACACTGAAGTAGAAAATGCCACCAAAGTTATAGAATCAATGAAAATTCATTCTTTCGAGCGAAAAGATTCTCATAAGAAATACAAGATTGGCTTTATAGCAGACGAACTCGAACAGCTTGACCCTAACCTTGTCGATGGAGGCGGAGAAGTTGACGGACATCCATATTATAAATCTGTCAATAATTTGCAGTTGCTTGCGTATGTTGTAAAAGCAATGCAAGAGCTGAGTTCTAAAGTGGATCGGCTCGAAAGAGAAAACGAAGAACTTAGAAGAAAACTTTATTCATAGGAGGATAATATCATGGCATTAACAACATCTAAATCTATCAACTTATCAGGACAGTCCGTTATCAACGGAGTAACAGTGGAGACCTACACCGCATCTTGCAGTGAGGCTAACCCAAAAACTATGTATATTCAGCAGTCTACCACTAACCAGGAGTTACGGAAAGAGAACCGTACGCAGTGCCGTAAAGACCGTGACGAGTTCGAGGAGCTTGCATATGCTATGCAGGACGAGATGATAGCAAACAAAGGACAGGTTGACAGTACAGAAGAGTGATTGGAGAAGAAAATAAATATGAGAATTAGAGCGAGACCATACTAGGTCTTATTTTTTTACAAAATTGCGCCGGCGCAATGCTGGAGAAAGGACATATATGGAAGTAATTATTTCTTCTACAATATCGGCAGCAGTAACGCTGATAGTGTGTCTGATCAGCAATCATAGCCAGAATGAAAAGACGAGGGCGCTCATGGAATACAAGCTGGAAGAGCTTACAAAAAGAGTGGATAAGCACAACAACACCATAGAGCGAACTTATAATCTGGAACAGAGGATGGCTGTATCAGAAGAACAGATTCGGGTAGCAAATCATAGAATTGCAGATTTGGAACATGATCATAAGGAGGATTAACTGTATGAACATTAATGTAAATGAAATTATGAACTATGTAACCTATGCTCTGATCGCATTTGGCTTGATGGCCTTTGTGGTGTCTCTTATTGTGCAGGCAATAAAAGACCTACCGTGGTTCAAAAAATTACCAACCAGTGCAGTTGCTCTTATCACATCCTTTATTGTATGCACTGCTACAATGGTTGCTTTTTGCGAATATTTTAAAATTGTGATTGAATGGTACTATGTGTTTGCTGCAATTATTGCATCATTCGTGATTTATATGGTAGCAACTGGAGGCTGGGAAAGAGTAAAGACAATCTGGGATAAGACAAAGTACAAAAAATGAGGGCGAGTGATCGCTCTCATTTTTGAAAGGAGAACTTTAACATGAAATATTTTATCTGTGTAGGTCACGCGAACTATGGCGGTGGCGTCATATCATCTGCAGATGGTACCAGCAAGGGCGGTGTGAACGAATATAAGTACAACAAGGAACTGGCGCCCTATGTGTGCAAATGGCTTAAGGCAGCAGGACATGAGGCAACCCTGTGTATTGCTCCGGAAGGTCAGCTGCATTCCCTGAATGATGAAATCAAGTATTTCATTGAAGAAGAGCATAAACAGAACTATGATCTGTCAGTCCAGCTTCATCTGAATGCATTTAATGGAGAGGCATATGGCTGCGAAGCATACTGTTACAATGCAAATGGACTGCCGGAAGCCCAGCGGATCAGCGCGAAGCTAGGCACTGTCTGGCATGACAGAGGAGCTGAAGAACGTCCAGGTTTGTACTGGACCAGAAAGACCAAGGCAAAAGCTGTCCTGGTAGAATCTTTCTTCTGTGATAACAAGGACGATTATGCCAAAGCGAAAAAACTTGGCATGGATGCTCATGGCAAGCTGATTGCAGAGGGTATCCTGGGAAAAACAATCACAATTGCGTCGGCGCAACCAAAAGCAAAGTATTACATCCAGGCTGGAGCCTACGGAACAAAAGAAAATGCAGATGTGATGGTGAAAGTGCTTAAGAAAAAAGGATTTTCAGCAAGTATCCGCAAAGTAGCCGGCTCCGTCCCATACCGCGTCCAGGTCGGCACCTACAGAACAAAGAAGGCTGCCAACAAGGTGGTGAAGAAGCTGAAGGCAGCAGGCTTCACAGTCCTTGTAAAGAACCTGTGATGTCGAATGCTGTCGTACTATCTCGCACGATAGTGCGTGACAGATGAGAAAGAATCTGGTACATTAAATATATCCCTTAGATATGAGAAAAGCCCTTGCTTTCCTGCAGCTGCTCGCAGAAAAGCAAGGGCTTTTCTTCTTATTTTAATATAGCGAAAACAGAGTGAGGTAACATACGAAGAGATATGTAACATATGAGTAACTAACAAAAGCTATAATAATGCTGTAAAATAAAGGCTTACAGTTTCTGTTGAGGAAGCTGCTAAGGCTGGTAAGTTCTAATAATTGAATAAACTATAATTGCTATGTAGCAATGAAATTGGGCATTCTGTACAAAATACAGGGTGCTCATTTTTTATCCGCAAAGTCAACACGCAGACCCTGCCCACGTCCTGTTCACATAAGTAATTCCGTATGGGCAAAATGTGGGTGAAATTCTGAATGCATAATATATAATGTGGGTGCTAAAATTTGACTTCTACTCACAGAAATTTTCACAAACCCATCAAATCTCCCTCACAATTTCATCACAGATTCCAGGTATATTAATAATCAAACAAAGGCGATAACCTTTTTAATCGTATAGATCATATTTTCTTTTTCATACTTGCCAGGACTTTTTGATAAGTCCTGGCCCTCCTTTTTTTCTGGGGCAAAATCAGCCCGACAGATTCCATTGACGAAAACATAATTCTATGGTAAAACTTTACTATGCCAATACATTACAGGAGGTTGACCCGAA